TGGCACGTCTCGAAGGTGATCGGCAGCGGACCCTTGTGATCCTCGAGCGACCAGTCGAGCACGGCCGTCGCGACCAGCATCGACTCGGCCGCCTCGAAGTCGTAGAAGTCGCCGATCGACTGGCCGTAGCCAGCCGTGGCGATCGACTGGCGCTCGCCGCCGCCCAGCTGCGTGCGGAACGTCACGGTGTCGTTCGTGTGGCGTCCCGCGGCGAGCTCTACGCCGTCCTCGCCCTTGCGCGCCGGACATGCGCACCAGGGCAGTTCCTTCGTGTCGGACGCGCTCGGATCCGCGTAGGTCGGCAGCGGCGGAACGGGCTTCGTGCGCGGGACTGCCATGCGCGCATGGTGAGTCGCTAGGCTGCGCTCGGACGCGACATAGCACGGTCAGGAGGCGACATGCGACGACGCACCGATCCCGACGTTCTGCTCGCGATCGACGACTGCCACACCCGCGGCTACACGCCGGCGCAGATCGAGCGTGCGCTGTCCGCGCGGCCAGAGCTCGCGTCGCGCGTACCCACCGTGCGCACGATCCAGCGCGTCCTCGTCGACCGACGTGTGGCCGCCGCGAACTCGTGGCGCCTGCGGCCCGTCGAGCCGGATCCCGCAATCGTGCTCCGCGTGCTCGGCGTGAGCCTCATGGATGGCTGGGCGCTCGCGATGTCCGCGCTCGAAGCCCGCTGGGTCACGGCGATCGCGCTGGCCGCGCCGGACATGCCGCCACTGCTCGTCAGGCGCGCGGCGCGGCTCTACCTGCTCGAGATGGAGCAGGACGGCGACACGCTCGCGCTCGATCGGCTGCTCGCGGTGGCACCGTGGCGCGGCAGAGCCCAGGAAGCCGTCGCGCTCTCCCTGGGCCTTCCGGGTGCCGCCGTCGCCGCCCTTGGCAGAAGCGCGGCCGCGGTGGTGTCAGAGTGAGGCGATGCTGTTGCTGACGGTGATCTGAGCGCCGCCGACGAGCGTGGAGTCGTCCACGAGCTCGCCCGTGACGCTGAACAGGCGCTCGCCGTCGTTCTCGTCGTAGGGCACGGCCAGGATGCCGGCGCGCAGGTCGAGCTGGAAGTACTTGGGGCTGATGCCGTCGCTCTTGAGCCGCCAGCGGCGCTCGCCGAGTGCGGCCGGGGTGGCGACGTTCCAGATGTCGTGGAAGTCGGTCTTGGCGGTGGCGCTGATCGCGACCTTCATCTCGAACGTGCCATTGGACTTGTCGGTGAAGCCGTACGAGAGCGGGATGTCGGACGCCGACCCGTAGGCGCGCCGGGCGAGGTTGCGGTTGAACGTCGCCGTGAACGACTTGAGCGAATTGCTGAGCGTCGTGAGCGCGGAGAAGGCGGTCGCGGTCGTGCCTTCCGAGAGGACCGTGCGATGGCCCTGGACGACCTCAAGCCCGGTGCGCACCGCCAGCGCGGGCGTGAGCGCGTTGATCTCGCGATCGAAACCGAAGATCTCTGCCGAGAGCGTCCACGGGAACGCGCCCGGCGCCGTGAGCGCCTCGAAGCCGATCGTGAGGCTGTTGACCAGGCACGAGCGCATCCGCATCTGCGCCTGGCTGGCGTCGGTGTTGCCGCCCTCGATCGTGTAGGGGACGAGCGTCGGGGTGGCGCCCTCGAAGGTGTAGACCCACACGTAGGGGCCCACGCCGGTCGGGGTGATGCCGCCGGCGAAGCACATCTCGAGAACGTCCATCACGTCCTCGTAGCGCACCTGCGATGCGAGGGTGACGGTCGATCCGCGCAGCCCGTGGAAACCCGAACCGGCGCGATTGCGCTGGTTGCGCCCGACGTCCTGCGCCGGGAACGTGCTCGCCCGGTCGAGCTCCATGTTCACGGGCTCCTCAACCGGGTAGAGGAACGTCGCCGCGGCCGCTGAGCCCGGCGCCGTGAACGTGCCGGACTGCTTGCCGAGTTGCACAATGTTGAACGTGTTCTCGCTCATCGGTTAGCCCCTCCGGTGTGCCGGGCGCGCCGCCGGCGTCTGGTCGTCGTCGGACTCCTGCGTGCCACTTTTCGCCGCGCGGAAGGCGCCGCTTTCGATCAGCGTCTCGTACACGTCGCCGAGCATCGAGGGCGTGACCTTCGGACGCGTCGGCTCGGGTGCCTCCTCGCCCTGCGCCACCGGAACGCCGAGCTGGGTTGCAGCCTGCTCCGTGAGCGCGGCCGCGAGGGCGAGACGCGCCAGATCGCCGCCGGTCAGGTCGCGATCCGGGACGTTGAGCGGCGGCGTCCGCTCGCCCACGTGGTGCAGCACGATCTCGTCGGAGCTTGTGTCGATCGCGGGCCTTGCCATCGCTGTGTCTCCCTTTCAACCAGGCTGGCTGTCGAACGTCGTGTGGATCACCACGTCGACCGTGAACGGCAGCATGAGGAACAGCGCGGTCGCCACCTGGCCGCCGCGGCGTGGCATGGAACGCGGTCGGACACCGGGCCCGCCGTGGAGCGTCGCCGACTGGACGCCCGGCGCGAGATACGCCTTTTCGTGCTGGCGGAACGACCGGATCACGCCGTCGAGATCGTTGTAGAGGCCCAGGATGTTCTCGTTGAGCGGCACCCGCCCGCGCCAGAGCGCGCAGTTGACGGTCATGTGCACGCGCGTGATCCCGTACGTCTGCATGTCGATCGACCACTTGCCCAGCGCCACGGTCCCGCACGGCAGGTTGGCCTGCCAGAAGTCGTCGGTGAGGGGCTCGACAAGCGGCTCCTCGTCCATGACCTCCTCGGTCTGGCCGGCCGCGAACACCTTGTCATCGCCGCCCAGGGCATCGGCAAGGATCCGCCCGATCGAGTCGACGATCGGCGCGACGTAGCGGTCGGGCGGCGCCTCGAGGAGAAGCGTCACCAGCCGGCCGCCGTGAACAGCACGTCAACGACTGCTTCGATCGCCGCGGGCACGCGCCTGTTGAACGTCGGCTCGAGCATCGGGCGCGGCTTGAGCCCAGGGTGGTGCACGGTATTGACCGAAAAGAAGTCGTCGGGCCGCTTGCGTCCGACGCGATCCCATGCGCCCCCGCCGGCAGGGCCCTGGAGCACTCCGTGGCCAGGCGAAATCTCGTGGCCGCCGGCCCCCGGCTCAAAGATGTTGAACAGCGGCGACGAGGGCCGCACACGCGACTCGATGTCGCGCCCGCTGTCGCCGCCGCGCGTCGTGACCTTCGGCGCCGGCACCTTCTGGAAGCTGAGCGGCACGTTGGAGCCGCCGCCGTGCATCGAGCGCGCGGTGTCCTTGAGGCCCGCCTGGAACACCTTGCCGCCTGCGCGCACGGCGCGGCGGTAGGCGTTGCTCTGCTCGGAAGGCGTCAGCTTGTGGATCGCGTCGATGACCTCATCGAGCCCCACGACCTTGATGAACACCATGCCGCTCGCCACGTCAGAAGCCCGTCCGGCAGAAGCGGAACCGCTGGCGCTCGGCCTGCACAAAGTTGTAGTAGACGTGCGGGTAGCGCAGCGACACGAGCGGCTGCGCGTACTCGACCGGGCTGTACTCCTGGAGCCCCGGCACGCTGCCGGCGTAGGTGCCCTCGCCGTAGAGCAGCTGGCGCGTCCGCTCGGCGTTCGCCTCGACCAGCGCCGCCGGCAGTGGATCCCAGCCGAACACGCCGGTCGCGCGCAGCGCGCGATAGCCCCACGGCACCGACGCGAAGCCGCTCGTGAAGGCGGTCGCGTTGAGGACGATGTGGAAGTACGGCTCGCCCTCGATGCGCTCGAAGTTGTAGGGCGACGCGCCGGTGAGGGTCCAGACGCCATCCTCGTAGGCCGTCCACGACGCACCATCGTCGTTGCTGTACTCGATACCCGAGAGCGACACGAGCCCGCCGTGAACGTGGATCTGGTCGTCGCCGGCGAGCGGCACCGCGAGGTAGCGCGTCTCCTCGCCGTCGACCGGGTGGCGGTAGTAGTCGCGCCGGATGGCGCGGTTGATCTCCTCGGCAGTCATCGTCAGGAGCGACTCGATCCGGGGGTGCTTCGTCGCCTTCGGCTGCGTCTCCATCAGCGCCAGCACGTCGTCGAGCGTGGCGTACGAACGCGCCGTCATGTCAGGTCGCCGGGCGATAGAGGATGGTCAGGCTGCCCGCGGCGCTCGCGACGGCGTTGCCGGTGACGGCGAGCCGCAGCACGTGTGCACGCGACACGACCGGGTGTGCGCCCGTGCCCGCGTAGAAGATCGGCACCGTCTCGGTGAGTGCGGTGTCGCGGCTTGCACCGAGGCCACGCAGGCGGTCGACGCCATCCTGGTCGGTCAGCGTGACGCCGTAGTTGTCGGTCGGCGCCGGCGAACCTGGATTGGTGGTGAGCTCGACGATCTCGCCCTCGATCGTGGGCAGCACGAGGTCCGGCACGTCGCCGCTGGCAGCGTCGCCTGTCCACGTGACCACGATCCGCCGGACGCTGCCGGAGACGTAATGGGCGAAGTCGATCGAGCCCGCCACGATCTAGCGGCTCCTCTTGGGCGCCGTCGGCACGTCGGCCTCGGGCGTCATCGGCTCCTCGACATCGGGCGGCTGCACCGCCGTCGATGGCACCTCGCCCGTGTTCCTCGAGGCAGCCTTCGCGGTGGTCGCGATCTGGTCGGCCATCGCCTTGCGGTCGGCCGCGTTCAGCCGGCGGAAGTCGCCTGGCGCGACCTCCACGACCTCCAGCTCCTCCGGCTCCTCGCCGGTGTCCTGCTCGACTCGTGGCATGGTGCTGTCTCCTCGTGCGTGGGCCGACGTAACGAGCCCCACGTCTAAGTCTGCGTTCCGACCTTCGTCCACGTTGGCACCGACCCCGTGCCGGTGTTGATGTAGGCGATGCCGCCGGTGGTATCGGTCAGCTGGGCGCCGACCGGCGCACCGCGGCCCGATGCGTTGACGCCTGGCGTCGTGGTCGCCACGGCGAGGGTCGGCGCGGTGCCGGTGAGGCTGTTGGTGCCCACGGTGATGAGCGCGACGTTCTTCTTGGCGTTGGCGCCGGTGAACGTGATCGTCGCGGTGCCGATGCCCGCCGTCATCGTGCCCACGGCAGTCGTGACGCCGCCGGTGCCGATGTTGACGAGCGCCTCGAGCGCAGCGTCGATGGCGGCGATGAGCGTCGCGTTGACGTTCGACCAGGTGATCGGCGCGGTGGTCTGGCCGTCGTAGACGAGCGTGAACGTGCCGCCCGTCGGCGTGCCGCCGATCGTGAGGGTCTGCACCTCGTCGGTGCCAGCGGTGGGTGCGCCGGCAGTCGTGCGCGTCTCGCGCCGAGCCCCAGCGTCCGGCTTGAGATAGGCCATTTCGTTCGCTCCTCGTCTTTGGAAGGACGAGGCCGGCGAGCTTGCGCCCGACCGGCCACCGTCACAAGGCAGGTCCGGGTGGGTCGGACCTTATGCCGTCAGATCCAGCGAGACGAGCGCGTTGGGCTGGACGATCCCGAACGCTGCCCGGAGCTCGGCCAGGATGGCGACCATGTTGCGGATGAAGAAGTCGGAGTGGCTGTCGCTCACCTGCACCGACGCCTGCTCGCGGTCCCACAGGACGCACTTGCGGAAGTCGCCGACGTAGCCGACGCCAACCGTCGCGGCCTCGGACTCGACGACCGGCAGACCCCACAGGCGCGCCGGCGAGAGCCCGAACGGGCCGGCGCCGTAGAAGCGCGCCTCGTTGTCCTGGAGCAAGTCGATCGTTTCCCAATCGGTCGGATGGAGCACGTAGGCCGTGGGCACCGCGCGGCCGACCGTGCGCACCTTCGTGCGGCCCTTGCGGGTCGTGGTGAGGATGTCCGTGTCCCACGCCTGCGCCTGGACGCCGGACGTGGAGGCGATGCCGGTGAAGTTCTCACCGACGCCGTTGCCGGACATCATCTGATCTTCCAGCTCCTCCTCGAGCCCGTAGCGGAGGAAGCTGTCGATCAGCGTTCGCAGCTGGCCCGCGTCGGACAGTGCGCGCTTGGTGGCCGGGATCCAGTGGGCGATCGTCTTGACGGTGGTCGTGACCTTCGCGAGCGTCAGCGCGCTCTCAGGCTTCACGCCCGAACCGTCGCCTGTTGCGATGGCTTCCGCCACCGGCGCCGCTGCGTTGGTCTGCGCCGTCAGCTTGACGAACTCCACGGTGTCGCTGTTGGTCGTGCCGTTGGTCACGATGTCGCGGATCGTGAGCGGTCGCTGGAGCCCCTGCGGGAACAGGCCCGGATAGACGTCGTTCGTGACGAACGCGCCGCCCGACGTGTCGGAGAGGCCGGTGATGAGCGTGGCGCCCGGCTGGCGCGGCGCCGGCAGGACGCGCCCGAAGCTGACCGCCGGGCTGACGCCGACCGACTGCTTGTCGGAGAAGCCGTGCGGCGCGACGGCCTTGATCCACGCCTGCCAGTCATCGTTGGCGAGGAAGCGTTCGCCCAGCGTGCGCACGTCGAAGCGGCTGCGTGGTGCCGCCGCGAGGTCGGGATCGGTCGGCTCGCCGGCGTGCGCCGACGGCAGTGCCCGCTCGCGCTCCATCGCCCGCTTGATCCGCCCCCGGTCCTCCTGCTTCGCGGTGATCTTGTCGTTGATCTCGTCGAGCTCGGAGCGGAACGGGTCGACGTTGCCCTTCGCCGCTTCGGCGAGGATCACGTCCTCGCGCGCCGTCAGGTCGCGGATTTCCTCGTCGATGGTCGCGAGCGCGTTCGGCATCTGTGTCTCCTGCTCTCCCCTATGGGCACCGGACACACAGAACGCGCAACCGGCGCCTCGATCGACTGACCGATCAAGGTCGACAGCTGCGCGCTCGCCTATGGGCTCACGTTCGCTGTGTCACCCTGGGCCGCTGCGACTCAACGGAGCCGTCGCGTTCCCTCGGACCTCATTCAATTCGGCGGTGTCGGTGAGAAGCACCGCCGTGTGGCGGACGATAGAGGCCCCGTCTGGCGCGCGTCAAGGCTTTCCGGCAGGCACCAGTCGTGTCCGGCGACGCGCACGCAGCGCGTACCACTCCGCAGAGGGGACGGGCTCGGGCGTCGGCTCGGGCTCGGGCGTCGGCTCGGGCTCGGGATCGGGCTTCGGCTCGGGATCCACGTTCGGCGGCGGGTAGGACACCCACGTTTGTTTCACGTGCAACGCTGCCGCGGCTGACGACACCTTTCGGCCGCTGCCCAGCTGCGCGGCGCGGACGATGCCGTCCTCGAGCGTGCCCACCCGGTCGACCATGCCCTTGTCCAGCGCGTCCTTCGGGAACACCATGCGGCCCTCGCCGAACGTGTCGCGCACGGTCTTGGCGGTCGTCCCGCGGCCGGCGGCGAGGTCGTTCACGAACATCGCCATGAAGTGATCGACGGACTTCTGCATTTCGGCCCGCGCCTCGTCGGACAGCGGCTCGAACTCGTTGCCCTCGACCTTGTGCTTGCCGGCGCTGACGAGGGTCGTCTTGATGCCCTCTTTCTCCCAAAACGCCGACCAGTCCTGGTGGAAGTTGAACACGCCGACGCTGCCCACTTCGCCCGACGGCGTGACCATGAATTCGTCGGCCTGGGCGCCGAGCCAGAACGCGGCGCTCGCAGCGAACGGGTTGGCGACGGCGACGATCGGCTTCTGCGCCCGCGCCGCGCGGAGCTCGCGAGCGAATTCGGGCACGAGGCTCACGATGCCGCCCGGTGAGTCGATGTCGAGCACGATCGCGCCCACGTCGGGATCCTCGAGCGACTGGCCCAGCTGCGAGCGCATCGCCTCGACGGATGTGGCGCCCGATGACTCGGCGAGCAGGCTCGCCTTGGGGATGATCGTGCCGTGCACCGGGATGACGGCGACGCCGACCGGCGCCTGTGGTCGCGCTGCGCGGCGCTCGCGGGCGGCGCTGATGCGCTCGTCGATCTCGGCCGACGACATCGGCCCGTGCGTGATGCGCTCGGTCAGGATGCTCGAGAGCACGTCCCACTCCTGGCGCCGGATCGCCCAGGTCTGCGTGAACAACGCTCGGGCGATGTGCAGGTACGTGTTCATGCCGTCACCTCATGCAGCCAGGAGCAACAGGGTAAGGTCGTCGTCGTCGCAGGTGCCCTCCGCAGCGATCCGGGGATGCTCAAAGGTCACACCGCCCGAGCCGATGATCGGCAGCGGGACGAGCGGATAGGCCCGGCGGAACCGCAGCCCGCCGCCCTGCGCGATGGGCGGGACTTCGATCACGACGACGGACACCTCGCCGCTGCCCGCAAGGGCCGGTCCACCGATGACCACCCCGCCCGACCCGAGCGTGCCGCCCAGCGCCGGGACATTGCTTCCGCTCGCAGCGATGGCGGGCCCGCCGATCGTGATGGTCGCAGTGGCACTGAACGCTTCCGCGCCGGCGCCGGCGATCGCGGGCGCCACGATCGTGACCGAGCCGGTGGCGGTGAACGCCTCTGCACCGCTGCCCGAAAGGGCAGGACCGGAGAGGGCGACCGACCCCGTGCCGGAAACGCCCTGGACGCCTGTCGCCGATAGCGCAGGGCCCCCGAAGGCGACGGAGCCGGCCCCAGCTAGTGTCTCCGCTCCCGTTGCGGCCAGCGCAGGGCCGGCGAATGTCTCGGACGCGGTGCCGGCGAACGTCTCGGCGCCTGACGCTGCGAGCGCAGGGCCGCGGAGAGCGACGCTGGCGGTGCCCGTGAACGCCTCGGCGCCGGTTGCCGCGAGGGCGGGCCCGGTGAACGTTTCGGTGGCCGTCCCCGTGAAGGTTTCGGCGCCGCTGGCGGCGAGCGCCGGACCCGTGAACGTCTCGGACGCGGTGGCGGTGAAGCTCTCGGCACCCGACGCTGCGAGGGCAGGTCCGGTGAACGCTTCGGACGCGGTGGCGGTGAACGTCTCCGCGCCGCTGGCGGCGAGGGCAGGGCCCGCAAACGCCATCGTCGCGTCGCCGGTGATGGCGGCAGCGGCAGCCGAGGGCGGCGTGCCCTTGATGCGCTGCTGCGGCTGGGGCGGCTGCCGCCAGAAGGACATCTAGTCGGCCTTGAAGTCGACCACATCAACCTCGCGGAAGCCGAGGGCCGTGATGCGCGGGTCCTCGATGATCGCGTGGTCGATCTGGATTTCCCAGCGGGTCGCGTTGCGGTCGTCCCTGAACGAGCGGACGAGGCCGTGCGCCTGGCGCGTGCCGCTGCCGTCGATGAGCGTGATCGTGCCGACCTGGCCGTCGGCGGGCATGGGCGACTGCTTTGTCGGCTCAGGGCCGCTCATCAGTTCGCCTCCTCGTAGATCAGACCGGCGTGCCAGTTGGTCAGCGTCGCGGGCGTGCCGACGAGGGCGAGGACGATCGCGGTGTCGGTCGGCACGATGATCCGCTCCTCCGGCACGGGGATGTAGAGCCAGCCGTTGAGGTTGTTGAAGGCGTCGTAGATCAGGTTTGTTTTGGTGCCTGCCGCGTTGGCCGAGGAGTCGGTGCCGGCCGTGGCCGCGGCGCCCGCCGTGCCGCCCGCGATGCCCGACGCGTTGCCGCCCGCCACCAGGGGAACGGGGGTCGTGGCCGTGTACGTCCCGAAGGCCGACGCCTGGACGGCGATCCGAACGCCGAGCATCTGGCTCGTCGTCGAGCCGTGCTGGCTGCACCACGCCCGCAGGATGCGGATGAACGATGCCCGCGATCCGATGGCGCTGGCGGTGTGGATGATGACCATTTCCGAGTCGGCGATGATCGTCTGGTTCGCCATGACCACCGAGTAGACGCCGCTAGCCATCGGTCCTCCTCAGTGGGCCAGGATCTGCGGGTAGGGGCTGACATGCGGGCCGGGCGGCGCGACGAACTCGGTCAACGTCTGCGTGAACGTGAGGAAGGTGTCGCCGGTCGCGCCTGCCGCCCCGGCGTAGTAGATCGTGGCGGTCTGGCCCGAGGCCATCAGGCCGCCGGTCGAGGACGCAATGGCGTCGTCGATGTAGAAGCGGATGCGAATACGCTGCCCGTTGGTGACCGCGACGTCGCTGCCGCTGGCGAGGAAGCTGTTGCCCGCTTCGCTCGGGGCCATCAGGTTGGCGTTGCCGACGGTGGCGACGGCCCACACGACGGGGCTGGTCCCGTCGTTGGCGCACACGGCGACCTCGACTCGCGGGATCGCATGGGCCGCCGTAGCGGTTGCACTGCCCCGGACGTTGACCCGCACCGCCCCGCCGAGCGTGAAGGCGACCAGGGGACGGGTGAACCAGTCGACGACCGTGCCGCCCGCCGTGTCGGTGGCCTGGACCCCGCTCGTCGGCCCCGCGACGGTGTTGGTGACGGTCGTTGCCACGCCGCCGCCGCGAGTCGTCCACGCCTCCTTGTCGTTGCTCGCCGTCGCAACGTCGGAGGCCGTGTCGGTCGGGAAGATCTGCGTCCCGGCGGGCTCGGCGGCAAAGGACAGGGTTTCGGTGAGGGTGAGGTAGGAGTCACCGTCGGCAGCGGCCGTCGGGCCGTCGATACCGAAGCTGAAGTTGAACCCGGTTGCCATCGTCCCGGCATCGTCTCCGAAGATCCTGACGCGGAGCCGGTCGCCTCGTTTGCAGGCCACCCCGGCAGCGGGCACCTTGGCGAAGTTGTTCACGGCGCGAGTGGTCAGCGCGACCTCGGTCGTCCGGGCCGTCGTGTCGATGACGGTGATCGCACCCGTGGCACCGTCGACCTTCTCGATCCGGCCGTTGATGGCGACGTTGGCCGAGGCGCTGTTCTCGGCCGACCAGAGGTTCCATGTGATCGAGCCCGAGATGGTGGCGGCCGCATCGAGCGGCGGTGAATAGAACACGTTCGGGTTGGTCGTTCCGACCTCGACCCCGTTCGTCGGTCCCGCGACGGTCAGGGCGGTGCCCGCGTTGACCGCCGACGATCCGGCCGTCGTGCTCAGTTGGCGGCAGTTCCAGATCGCCGTGGCAGTACCCCGCAGGTTGGCGTCGTTGTTGCCGGTGCTGTAGTCACTGTCGAGGGTGCGAAAAAAGAGCTTCGTCGCCACGAACTACGTCTTGCTCTGCGTGTAGGAGAACGACGACACCGACACCGCGGCGCCCGCGCTGATGGCGACGCTGTTGAGGTTGAGGTTCGCCCCCGACGTCCCGACAGAGCCGTCGAAGATCACCGTCGTACCGTCGGACTTGAGAGCGCGGAACCACGTGGCCGTGCCGGTGTTGTCGGCCGTCGTGTCGCCGGTGATGGCGTTGGCCGTCGCGACGCCGGCGACCGATGCGCCGAAGGCCGGATTGCCGAAGGTGAGCTCGGCGAGGAGCACCTGGGCGACGATGGCCGTGTCGGCGGTGGCGGGCTGCGTGCCGTCGTAGATGCGCAGCTTGCCCGAGTTGAGCAGGGCGCACGTCGCGTCGGCTGCGGCGTTGGCGCCGGTGTTACTGAGCCTCGGCGTCAGCGCCATCGTCGACCTCCTCCAGTCCCGTGATGCGGCCCTGCTCGTCGCGGATCACGCGCCGGTCCCGTGGCCGCAGTTGCTCTCTGAGCGACGCCAGGGCGTCGGCGATCGGGCGCATGTCGGGCGCGTCCACGATCACCAACGGCTGCTCGACCGAGACGATGGGCGCCGGGATCAGTGGGGCGTCCACGTGAACCTGCACATGCGACTCGAGCGGCGGCAGGGCGATCTCGACCGGCGGTGCCAGCGTTGCAACCTTCGTCTCGTCGGGCAGCAGCGCCCAATCAAGCGTGCCGTTGCCGTCCTCGGCCATCGTGGCGATCCGCTCGTTCAGCACCGCGCACGCCGTCTCGGTCAGGTCGGCGATCGTCACCGTCTCGGGATCGTCGATCGCCTCCACGCCGCGCTCGAGCACCTTGCTGGCGCGCGACTCGCAGTACCGCTGCGCGGTCGCCGCCGGGATGCGCAGGATGCGCTCGACGAATTCGGCATGCTCGCGGTAGAAGTCGCGCACGCCGGCGCGCCATTCCTCGCCGCTGGTCCGCTTGGAGAGCGCCGTGAGGCTCGCGACTTCCTTGCGCACGACGCGCGCCGCGCCGTCGCGGACGAGGACCTGGAGATAGGACATCGCCGTGGCGTTCGGTTGCCCGCCGTCGCCCAGCTGCGCCGCCTGGCGCTGTGGCCCGACCGTGTTCTGCGGCGCACCCTGCTGGGTCGTCATGTTCAGGGGGCGCAGGAGCTCGCCGTTGTCGGGCTCGGGGTTCATGTTCTCCTTGATGCGCACTTCCTCGGGCGTCATCCAGCCCGTCAGCACCGCGATCTGGTAGCCCTCCATGCGCGTCTTGAAGTCGCCGCGCAGGAGCCCCTCGAGGTTGTGTTCGGCGAAGAAGCGGGCGGGGTTGAGGATCAGATCGCGCCGGATCGCCTGCTCCCAGCGCACCGCCCAGGCCACGAGCGAGTCGACCACGTAGTCGACCGACTGCTGGCTGATGTTGTTGTTGGTGCTGCGCAGGAGTTCCTGGACCTTGTGCTGGGGCACGCGGTAGAAGCGGCAGATGTCGGCGACGTTGTGCTGCATCGTGCCGAGGAATTCGGCGTCCTGCATCGAAAAGCCGACGCTCTGCCACGTCATGCCGTCCTCGAGGATCATCGGCCGGCCCGAGCGCGGGCCGCCCACCGCGTACTCGTCGAGCGCCTCGCGCAGCGCGCCGCGCACCTCGTCGTCGAGCATCTTGTCGGTCTGGACGGCGCCCGCCGTGCGCGGACCCTTCGTGTAGGCGTCCTCGGCGTAGCCGGTCATCAACATCTGGAGACGCATCGTCTCGCGGGCGAAGTCGAGCACGCCGCGTCCGAAGCGGCCGCGCAGGACGAACACCTCCTCGGGCAACAGCGGGCGGTCGGCGCCGTTGCGCATCGGGTCGCTGTAGATGTAGCGCAGCCGGCCGCTCGTCGTGGTGTCGCGCCGCACGAGCTCGGGGTGGAGCGGCCAGAGCTGGTCGGGCTGGCCCTTGGGATCCTTGCGCTTCTCGGCGATCGCGATGCCGCGGTTGAGCGCGAACGCGGTCATCATCTCGCGGAATTCGACGGCCGTCTGGATGTCGTTGGGCTGGTCGTGCAGCCGCTCGTAGAGAGGATGGTTCCGCGCGAGGCGCTTGCCGCTGTCGCCGTGGTTGACGTACTCGAAGATTTGCAGCGGCACCTTAGCGATGTCCTCGGAGATGCAAACGGTGCACGCGTACGCAGCCGGGATCGTCAGGGCGCTCTCGGGGGTGACGCTGACATCGCCGCCGTGGCCGGTGGTGGGCCAGTTGTGGGTGATCGGATAAGTCGCCGGGGTGAACGTGACCGTCGTGTCGGCCATCACACGCCCGAGGAAACTCATCGCTGCCGGCTACCCCCTCGGCCCGGTGAGCGGCGGCCTAGCAGCGACACTGCCCCGACAAACGTCAGGATGGCCCCCGGAACGATCAAGCTTGCGGGAGCGTATACGAAGAACGCACCGATTGACAGCAAGACCATGCCGATGAGGAACACCGCCTCGCGTTCGCCGTCGGTCGCGACGCTGCGTGTCGTTCGGCCCGGCACGGGTGTCGCGTTGTTGGCGGGCTTGGGATCGAACAGCGAGCGCGGTGCCTTGATCGGCATGTCGAACTCGTCGCGGATGCCGGTGTCGATCATTTCGGGATCGGCCACGGATCCCCCCTCAATCGCGCCACGATCTCGTCCTTGGACCGGCCGGCGTAGCCCGAGCGCGGCCGTTCGGGCAGGTTGAGCGCACCCGCAGCGACAGCCTGGGTGCGCGCCTCCCAGGAGAGGATCGCCGCCGGCGCACAGTCGATCTTCTCGAGGCTGTTGCTGGCTTCCTTCTCCACCACGTAGAGGTCGCCGATGTCGTCGACGCCGACGTCCTTGCGCACCGCGTTGCCGACGTGGCGCACGAACATCTCGCAGAAGCGGTCGCTGCGCGCGCAGTGGCTCAGCTCGCCGTCGTGCATCGCGTCGGACCAGGCGCGCGTGATGTAGGCCATCGCGCGGTGCTTGAGCGTCCAGTATTCGAGCACGCGCGGCTTGCCGTCGCGCATGTAGGCCGCCTGCCAGCGCGCGATCGCCGTCTCCCAATAGGGCGGGTCGCCGAGCATCCGCCACACGTCCCAGCGCGCAAACGCCGCGTCGACGGCCTCGTCCACCTCGGCGATCGGGACCTCCCAGCCCTGGTTGGCCATGCGCGGCCGCTCCCACGCGTTGATGACCCACTGGTAGCCGCTGGCAACCTCGGTCCCGATGAGCGCGGTGGCGTCCCACAGTCGCGAGCCGTCGAAGCCAAGCGTGATGAGGGCGCCGTCGGGCACCACCTTCGGCCGCGTCACCGCGAGCGAGGCGAAGTGCTCGCTGTCCCACGCCTGGCCACCGCCCTTCACGAGCAGGTTGCCGAAGAAGCGGGCCGCCTGCGCCGGGTCGCGCGCCACGAGATCGGACGCCTCGGCCTCGATCGCTTCCAGGTCGATGTGGCCGCCGTTCTCGCGCCGCACCTCGGGCGGGTAGACGATCCGGTGGATCTTGGCGCGGTCGCGCTTGTTGCCGTAGGACAGACTCGCCGGCGGTCGCTCGAACTGGACGTAGACGTCGGTCACGGGCTCGTCGGCGCGGGTCGTCGACTCGAGCATCTCCTGGGCGACGCTGTGGCGCGCCGGGTCGTAGGCGTTCGACACGCACGACGCGCGGCCCGACATGCCGGCGAGCCCTCGGTACTGCGTGTTGGCGACGTCGCGCATGCCGTTGGTCGTCGTCCAGATGCCGAGCTCGTCCTGGACGACGAACGTGATCGGGTTGCCCAACCGTGACTGCGCGCTGCTGCTGACCGTCTCGATCTTGCCGCCGCGCGGCAGGCGCATGAACTCCTCGCCGCGGTTGCGGATGACGCTGCTCAAGGGGCCGTCCTCGATCATCGGCCGCAGCGCGCCGTAGGTGTTGTCGGTGGCGTCCTGGGAGAACGCCGTGATCTGGATGAGCGCGGTCGGGCGGCTCATGCCCATCGGCTCGCCCCGCGCGTAGGGGTACTCCCAGCCGCAGGCACAGCCCTCGTCGGCGCACGCGTAGCCGTCGTTGCGGCCGGCCCAGCCGGCGAACACCGACGGCCCGACGGCCTCGAGCGTGCACTGCGCCGCGAGCAGCGGGTTCTTGCCGAGCTTTTGGGGCCCGATGAGCAGGCCGCGCCGGTGCACGAAGGCGGGCGCCATGATCGGGTTGTCGGGCATCCACGGCGTGCCGGCGCGGACGAGGTAGAAGTTCAGGAGGTAGCGCAGCTGGATGTCGTAGAGGCGGAACGGCTCACCCTTGCGGAAGCCGTCGGGGATGACGCAGTGCGCCTCGATCCAGTCGGTCGCGACGGTGAGAGGACGGTTCCGGTCAGCCGGTGGCACGCAGGATGCCCAGGCGCGAGCGCGTCGAGGATCCCCGTGGCGTGCGGCGTGCTCGTGTCGTCGGCGTCTCCGCGGCGGCCTTGCGTGCCATCACCGCCAGCGGCTCGTCGATCTGCCACTGGTGGAAGCGCAGTCCGGCGAGGCTGATCCCGAGGCTGTCCATGAACGAGCGGGCGTTGCGCAGGCGGGCGTCGCTGGCGCCCGGCTTCTCGGCCGCGATGAGCGCCCGCACGTACAGCGCGACCTCCATCGCGAGGTTGTTGGCGTGCCACATCACCGCCTGGGGCCGCTTCCACTCGGCGTTCCAGATGGCGAGCTCGATGTCGTCGGCGGGCGTCGGGAACGGCCACGCCGGCGCCGGCAGGCTCGAGCCCTCGCCCGGCAGGTGGGTCACGCCGAGGCGATCGCGGTGCTTGTCGGAGGGCTTGTCGCGGCGCAGGGCGTTGGGATCCGGCGGCGGGCCGTTGCTGACGCGTGCGCCGGGGGTGTTCACAGGCGCGTGATCGTGTAGGTGTTGCCGGGCGCGCAGATGTCCTGCTTGAGCATGTTGAGGAACGCCCTGACGTCGGACATGGAGCCGCTCGTGGCGTAGTTGAGGACTTGCCCGTTCGGATCGGTCCGATCGAGGCACTGCCCTTCGAGCAGATACGTCGGCGCGGCGCCCAGCACCGGGGTCGCGAGGACGGCGGCGAGGGCGATGGCCGCGATGGCGGACGTGATCGTGCGTCGCAGGTGCATGGTTCTCTCCCTTCTCCTATGTGCGGGTCGATAGCCGCCAGATAGCGTCACGCGTGTGGTGGTCGGCTCGGGTCACTTGCGGCGGCGGCCCTTGGCGCTCAACTTGGCGAACCGCTTGGCGCCATACTTCTTGCGCCCGATGGACGCGGCGAGGGCGCCTGGATTACGGACGCCGCGGCGGGAAAGGGATCGTTTGAGGGCTGCGAACCTCTTGCCGCTGCCGAGTTTTGGCTTTGCCATCTGCTCACCTCCGGCCTCGATTGTGAGCGCACCGCGCAACAGCCTCGAGCCGTGATCCACACCGGCGATTGCATCGCGGTCATGGCGCAGCTGGACGCCGCATCGGTGGACGCCATCGTCACGGACCCGCCGTACGGACTCGGGTTCATGGGCAAGACGTGGGACTCGCCGGGAGCGTTCGTCGAGCGTAGGGCGCGCCGCGCTGCCGATGGCTTCGACGGGATCGGCGGCAATCATCACCCGACGAGCCAGACCGACGTCGCCCGCACCCGAATGGCCGAGGCGCTCCGCTCGCAGGCGTGGCACCAAGCGTGGGCCACCGAAGCCTTCCGCGTCGCCAAACCCGGCGCATACCTCCTGGCCTTCGGAGGAACACGCACATACCACCGGATGACGTGCGCCATCGAGGACGCGGGCTGGATCATTCGCGACTGCCTCGTGTGGGCCTACGCCAGTGGGTTCCCGAAGTCGCGGGCACTCTTGAAGCCTGCGTGGGAGCCCATCGTCATGGCCCGCAAGCCGGGACCTCTGCGCGAGCTTGCGATTGATGCTTGTCGGATCGACACGGACGGCGAAGTTCTGCAAGGCTCAACCGTACGAACCGACATCCGAGGTGGCAACTACGGCAACGGTCATCGACCCACAACCGACGTACCAGCATACGAGCCAAACCCATCCGGTCGCTGGCCCGCCAACCTCATCCTCACCGACCCCATCTTCGACGGCGACACACCCGGCGTGGTGGGGGGAGGAGAGACACAGGGAGGCGACTTCCGAGGGCCATCCGCCCGAGCACGCAACAACGGCATCGGCCTTGGCATGGAGACGATGCGGACCGGAACGTCCGAGGCCCCGGACCAATACGGCGACTCGGGCACATACTCCCGCTTCTTCCTCATCCCGAAGGCCGACCGCGCAGAGCGGGAGCCGGTGCTGGGCGGGCTGCCAGATGCAGGCCGCGATCTGCCGCTTGTCGGGCTGGGTAACAAGTTCTGCACGCTCTGCGGCGAGTCATGGGTGGCCGCTGATGGGTGGCCGAAGTGCGGCCACGGACGCGAGAACACCGGGCGACGACAGGCGGTTTCGCCGAAGGCAAGGTCGAACGTCCATCCCACCGTGAAGCCCCTCGATCTCATGCGCCATCTCGTACGCCTCGTCACACCCTCGGGAGGAACCGTCCTGGACCCGTTCCTCGGCTCAGGGACGACGGCTCTGGCAGCGGAGATGGAGGGCTTCGGCTGGGTCGGCATCGAGCGCGAGCCCGAGTACGTGGCGATCGCGGAAGCTCGGCTGAACGGTACGCAGCGCGGGCTGGGCATCTAGGGGCGGGCAACTCGAAAGATTTGCATGTAGCTGCATAGCTCGAGCGGGACCAAGCCCGACCTGATCGACGATTTTCGCG